ACTTCATCGACTTCCTTCACGAACCACTCAGCGATGGTGGCGATCAAGTTGAACATGCTGGTTAAGCAGTGGTCAGGACAGGCGGACTTCGCGCCGGGGCTTAAGATGTGGAGCCGGAAGCGCGCCTATCTGTTCCTGTGCGGCGGACAGGCGGTCTACACGCTCGGGCCTACGACTACCGCGACCGGCACCACGAACAAATGGGCGTCCAGCTACGTGACAACGACCGTAGGGGCCAATGAGGCGGCAGGGCAGACCGCGATCACGGTGGCGAGCATTACCGGGATTTCGGACACCGACCGCATTGGCATCGAGTTGGACGATGGCACGATGCACTGGACTGTCGTCAACGGCTCGCCTTCCGGCACCACGGTTACGATCACGGCGTCCTTGGCGTCTGCTGCGGCATCCGGTAACCGGATATTCACGTACGCGACTACCGCGCAAGGACGCAGGCCTCTGGAGATTCTAACAGCGTCCTTGCGCTCGTTCGACAGCAGCAACGTGCCTACGGACGTGCCGATAGACTCTGGCATGTTGATTGGCCAGTACGAGGCGGTGGCGTCCAAAGCGGCAGACTCCGACCCCTCTGGCTTCTACTACGAGCAGAGTTTGACCAACGGCACGGCTTACCTAGACTGCGAGCCGTCCGACGTAGCGAAGATCATCCGGGTGGTCTACCTCTCTCCAATCGAGGACTTTGATGCGGCTGCCGACACGCCTGACTACGACCAGAACTGGTATCTGCCCTTGGCGCTTGGCACGGCCTATCTGATCGCTCCCACGTTCGGGCGCACCGATCTGATGCCGAGCATCAAGGTTTTGCGGGATGAGGCTGTGATGATTGCGCGAAACGCGATCCCCGAAACCACGAATGCCTACTTTCAACCAGGTGGCCCGTAATGGCCTCAAAAGACTTCAGGGTTCCTGTTGGCGGCCCGTACACGAACCGGGTATCCGAGAGCAATGCTCTTGAGACGGAATCCGGGTATGTGGGTGCTGGCATCGTCGGCGTGATGATAGTCGGGCAATCTACTTCCAGCACCAACAAGGATCAACGGTTCCTGAACTGCTTCACCGAAACGATTGTTGACACGATCTCGAACACCAAGCGCGTCTACTGCGTCAAGCGGCCAGGCTTCGGCACCAGCAATACCCCGGCATCAGGCAGCATAGGCACGGCGATCTTCATCTGGACTGGCGAGGGCGCGAACCCGCCATCCGTCATTTCGGCGTTTGGGGGCACCGACTCAACCATCTACAAAGGCATAACCAGCTTAGGCGCGATTACCGGGAAAGCCACCAGCATCAGCGAGACGTTCGTAAGCACTACAGCGACGTTGACCGTTCCGAGCAGCGATAGCACGGCTTGGTACTACGATGCGGTTGTTGCGACGATGACGAAGATTTCAGATGGCCAGTTCCCCGGAAATAACGGCCTGACGCTGGCGGGCGGCTTCGCGCACATGGATGGCTATGCCTGCATCATGGACACCACTGGCGACCTGTGGGCGAGCGACTTAAACAGCGTGACCGCGTGGACTGCGACGAGCTACAAGAGCATGAATTCATACCCTGACCGTGGCATAGGCTGCATCAGGAACAAGAACCTGATTATGGCGTTCGGCACGGAGTCGGTGCAGTTTCTCTACAACGCGGGCCTGACGCCGTTCCCGTTCGATGTGATTCCGAGCATGACGATGAAGATTGGCGCGGTAGCGGCAGATGCCATCACGCAGATTGCGGACACTGTGTACTGGGCGGGTTCTACCCCGCAGGGCGGCATGTCGATCTTTCAGTACGACGGCGGGATTGCTCGAATCTCTACGCCCGACATTGACAACATCCTGATTCGCGGCGGCACGACGAATCTGAGCATGACCACGATCCGGTTCTACGGCAGATCGTTCGTGCTGGTGAATTCCGGCACGACGACGCTTGCCTATTGCGTTGAGGAAAAGATGTGGGCGGAGTGGAGTTCAACGACGCCGCTCTGGTACAAGTGCGCCGGGGTGTCAACGGGGGCCACGTTCGTCAGCTACGCCGTTCACAACGTGCAAACCAGTGGCAAGGTGTACGTGATGAACCCCGCGTTCCACGTCTACACGGACGACTCGGTAGCCTACACGGCCCGCGCGCAGATGGCTCCGATGGACTTGGGAACGAACCGACTCAAGTTCTGGGATGAACTGGACATCATCGCGGACAAGGAAACCGACGCATCCTCGTTGAGCATTTCGTATTCGGACGACGATTACCAGAACTACACGACCTACGGCACGGTTGACCTTTCGACGCAGAATCCTCGGGCGCATCGGTTGGGGGCGAGCAGGCGCAGATGCTGGGTGCTGACACACGCCGCTGCCACTCCGATGCGGATTGAAGCACTCGCCGGGAGAGTGACAGTTGGAACTTCCTAAAACACTGGATGAAAAGTCATTCTCCTACAGGGACATCATAGGACAGGACAGATGGACATCTTGGACACCCGTATTCGGCAGCCTGACGGTAGTCGGAACCCCGACCTACACCGGGAGGCTTCGGATTGTGGGGCGGCAATGCTTCTTTCAGGTGACACTGGTTTCCACGACGAGCATCGCATCAGCAGCAGGCACGGATTACCTGACGCTTCCCATGACCGCGTTGGGCTTGGCGGGTGTCGCAACGATGACGAACGGGACGAGCAATGTGGCGGTAGGCGTGTGCCACATCGACGTTGCGACTTCACGCTGTTATCTCCCGGCGCAAGTGGCAAGCGGCAACACGTTCACGCTCGCGGGTTCATTCGAGATTTAGGAACGATATGACCTTTGACGAATACATTGCCTCGCTCGGATACCGCCAGATGGAGGACGGGCGCTTCATGGCCCCGGATGGCGAGAGCGTCCTTGATGCAGACCAGTTGCAGCAGATGTTTGGCGCGTCCTACCAAGCCGCGACCGCATCGGCCTCGCAGCCGTTGTATGGAACCGGTGGCAAGACTGACGGCATAGCAGTTGAAGGCACACCGTACCAGCAGATCGGGCCGTGGGCGAATAACTCGGCTGATCCTGCCACCGCACTCCAGATGGAGATAAGCCATCTTCAATCGGCAGGGGTCGAGCCTACCTACGACCCGCAGTATGGATGGATCGCGCCGGACGTGTCCGTTGACCCCCGTGTAGCCGCAGCGCACCCGGAGCAGAACAGCGACAGCATCTTCGACTTCGGCCCCATCATCCTTGGCGGCGGTTTGGCGGCACTGGCAGCAGGCGTGGGTGGACTTGGGGCGGCCGCGGTGGCCTCTGGTAGTCCGGCAGCCGTTGTCGCTCCTGCGGCATCCTTGCCATCGGCAAGCACAATAATGGCGGGAGCCGGGAAAGGTGCTTTGACTGGAGCCATAACTACAGGGCTGCAAGGCGGCAATCCGCTTACCGGTGCGTTGACGGGGGCGGTTACTGGCGGGGCCGGAAG